TTCATCTTCACGTGGCTCATCATGTTCTTAGTCATGTTAGGAACAATTGAGATCTCAAACCCTCGAGCAGCTAGATGATGGGTCCGTGTTCCAGATCGGTGCCGCGCTCTGAGGGCATCAAGCTCCGCGTCCGGGATGTTCGTGTACATCTGGATCATGTGGTAGCACACATCCTCCCAGGTGAAGCTGTCAGCCGGCTTGTCGGCGAGAGACCTCAGGACACACATGGTGGATAGAGACAGGAGCTTGCGCAAGTTCGTGATGATCTGATTCCCGCTCTCAATCACCAATGGGGAAGCGATGGTTCCACTTGGAGTCCTGTTTCCTAGGAAGGGATCCAACCCAGTATGTGAGAAATGAGGAGAGGGCATCATGGGATGGAAAGCTGAACTTCCCATGACCTCGTAGACTGCAGCTCTCCCCACATCCTGCACCTTCAGCTCCGTGTCAGTGAAGATTCGGGTCTGGTGCTGGGGAGGGGAATAGGTGATCCCGTCCACCGGTTTTCCCCATCCTCTGTCTCGGAGGTCCTCCGCCATCTTGGTGGGACACTCATAATCCTCCAGGAACACCTGCACTCTTCTCCCTCCTTGTGTGACAAAGAGCTTGATCCTCTCCTTCTGCCTCTGGTGCTCGATCCTCATGAGGTTCCGGCACATAGCCACGATCATCCTCCTGTCGCTGCTCATGCTCCAGATGTGCTCGATCATGGTCTTGGCACTGGCGAACTTGAGAAGGAATCTCTCCTGATGGGCCGGAATCGAGCACTCGTAGATGGCACTTGCGAGCTTGGGGTCGAGACGGTCTCCCGAAGCGAACGCCTTGATGAACTCTTCCTTCCAATGGTCAACTTCCTCACTGAACAAAGCTCTGACAAACCGGTTGACCGCATTCTTACGAATTGCGAGCTTGAGGTAGGTCTGAAGCTTCAAGTTCGGGCTAGGTAAGCTGGACCTGGCGAGAGCGTAAGGATCACTCACTAGCATCCCGAAAGGAGGAGACTGTGCGAGCGGGAAATTCACGATTCTCCTCATGACAGCGGCTAGACCCGGGTCGTGAACTCTCACAAAGAGAGCCAATCCGCAGAATCCAGAGATGAGATCTGACTCAGCTCGCAGGAACATGTTGTGCAGATGAATCACAGGGAAGCCCCCAAAGGCCGAAGGGGTGATCAGAAGGGCGGTGAGCTCCTTGTCAGACAAAGCCCCGAAATCCTGTTCTCCTCTCTTGATAGATGACCGGTGGGCAATGCCCCGGTTCTTGGCGTAGGTCAAGATGTGAAGTGATGACCAGATCATAGCAACTGTGAGAGATGCCAGAGGGTTTAGACCATACGATGATGAGCTATGAGCATTGCTGAAAGCAGCCCCCACCAGGTCGTCCAGAGAGAACATAAAGCTGTTGTTAGCTCCATATGTCTTCTGGATCTGTCGGTAGGAAGATGGA